GAGTTTCGGTTCAGCATACTGCACACCTTCACTATTATGCACATTTAAAATATATCGTTTTTTTGCAGTCCATATACCGCGATCCGCGATAACCTCACGACCCATTTCCATACGTGGTTTGTGACAATTAAATTTACTGTACAGATCTTTATATGAATTACCGATGATAGGTTCAAAGTGTTCCTGACATATCTTGTCAAGAAACTTCACAGGGTCTTTAGGATTGAGTTGTTTTACAAGGGGAGCGAAATTAACATAAAGAGAATCGGTATCAATAGCAATAACGTAATCTTTTCCATTGGTTTTCAATACCTCATTCATTGCTTTGTTCATGGCACGTTCTGCCCACTGAATTACCATCTGACCAGTAAGAGTTACACCCTCTGCAATCTGTAGATCAAAATATTTAAAATATTGGTTACCAAGTGCACCATACAAAGAGTTCATAAGAATCTTAATCGCCATCTGTTGATTTTGTAGTCGATTAATTTCTTTCTCTAGTTCATACGTCTTTTGTTTTTCATATGCCTGCTCTGCGGCAAGCATTTGGTTCTTAGCAGACCGACGATCATCATAATATTCGATAATCAGATTAGGGATAACGCCATCTTTTTCTTTGCTGTATGTAGAACCGTTGGTCGCAACTGCCAAATCCTTTTGACGAGCAACAGGATGAATAGGATCGCTATCTGTATCGAAGAACTGTAGATAATGGTCTACACCACTGGTTGTAGTGTTTTCCCTTTTCAAAGTTTCTGGGGACATATTCCACTGTACAATGATATTAGGATATAGACTGTTTAAGTCAAACGAAACAACCCAATCATGAGAACCGACCATAGGTTCTTTAACATAACCACCAGCAAACTGTCCACCCTTTACAGAGTCAGACTTACCTGCAGGTGGAGCAATCTTATCACGATTTAGTTTACGATAGATGATAGATTCCCATATACCTGTTACACCGAAAGCATCTCTGTAGTTTACACCACCCTTATATGCCACGGTCATGATCAATGTAATCAAACCCATCTTATCTTCAATACGATCGACGAGTTGCACATCTTTCATGTTATAGTCAATATACTTTTGGAAGTCATCAACATAAAGGTTTTTGAGTGAACCACTTTCTTCATAGGAAAGTTTCTTTTCACCAAGCACGACATACGAGATATGGTTCAGTGAATATGATTCCTGCTTACCATAAGCATATCCATATTTTTGAAACAGTTCAAGATAGTCAAGAGTGGCAACACCTTGAATCTCATAGGTCATATCCTTTTTATTCATACGTGTGACTTCACGATAATCAATCATACCCCAAGGACTGAACTTCTTTGCCTGATCTACACCAAGTATTTTAGCAACGCGATTGACAAGATAGGGAATATCAAAGAAACGTACATTCCAACCTGTAACCACGTCAGGCATATATGCTTGCCAGATGTCCAAGAACTTTAAGAGCAGTTGATACTCGTCATCAAACTTATAATATTTTACAGGTTGGATAAGTGCTTTCTCTACATCATAATCACCATAACCAAATACACGATACACACCATCAATATTATTTTTGATAGTGATAGCAGTAATTTTTTGATCTGCGTTTTTAGGTTCAGGAAATCCATCATTGTATTCAGTTTCAATATCGATAGTCGTGACATTAATTATATCACGATCAAATTCTATATCTCTAGGAAACTTAGATGTGATGTACTGGTGAGTGAAATTAGTATGCCCATAGATATTAAAACTGGACACATCAGAATATTGTTCCATCCAGTTTTTTGCTTGACGCATATCGTCAAACTCAACAGCACCAATCATAGTGCCGTCAAGTCCACGCCAACCTGTATCCTCTTTAGATGGAACAAATAGTTTAGGTTTGAAGTATTCTTTTTTCGATACTTGCTTTCCTCTATCATCATATCCGCGATAGAGGAAAGAATTACCGAAACGTGTAACTGAGGTATAAAAAGACATACAGTATTATATCATATTTGCAGTAATAAGTAAACCATTTTATTTTTAATTAATTTAAATATTGCGCATTCTTTCTACTAGACGGTCAGCACGATTTGTAACCTGCCGATACCATGCACTGTCAACCATTTCATCTGCCGCAGCATTCCAATCTTTTGCGTCTACTCCACGTTTCATTCCTTTGAATTTAGAAAGGCGAGGTCGACCCATGTTAAACATCATGTTCGCTACAATCTGTTGGACTTCTTCTGGTAAATCATCAAAGTCTGGATACAAAATCCTGCAGTCATCTAGCACGATTTCGACGTCTCTGGCAAAACACTCGTTGACTCGTTCTTCTGAAATTTCTGTTCCGACGGGTTCGCCCCATTCTGGATCATCATCCCTAATGAGATGACCGATGCCAAAAGTAGGCAAGTCGAGATGATCAAGATATATTTCATGTTTAACTCCTTCATCAATTTTTAATTGTTCCCTGAGTTCATCTATATTCATAGTTTAGTTCCTTCTCGTAAAACTGTTTGGTATGTCTTTTTTACAATCACAGTTTTTACAACCGCAACGCTGATATTTATCTGTCATACCAACACCTATTGATTCTTCACATTCTGGTTGATAACAATGACAACGGTGTCCACAAGTTCCACATGTACGCTCTTGACTCATCATATTATCCTCCTATAGTTAATGGGAGCAGTCACCTGCTCCCACCTATTTAGTTTAACGCTTCAACTTACAGATTTCCAAGCAATGCTTTCAGTTTCTTCTTTGATTTACCAAGTGCCTTTGCTTTGGCAATATCATCTTTATTACTGGTATCATCACCAACCACGACAAGACCAATCATGCCCATGCCTTTATGTGGTGTGCACCAATAGTAATAGATTCCTGGCACTTCAAATGTGATAGAAACTTCTTTTCCATTTTTGGATTTCTTAGGAAGTTCAGCACCATCAGGACCTGCGATCATTTCGACATTATGTCCCTTTGATGTTGGCAACCAAGTAACCGTTTCCCCTACATCTACTTTTGCTAATTCTTCACTGAAAATCATTTTATTTCCAGCGTCGTCTTTGTTTAGCATTTCGATAGTCATTGCATTGGCAGAACTAACTACAAATGCAATGCCGAATAGTGCTAAGTAGAATGCAAGCGACTTCATAGCCAGATTCCTTTACGACGGAGTTCTTTCAAACGGTTTTCTAGATCATACACATCATGTGCATTTGCTAGGTAATTTTGAACAGGATCCGAAGGAGTAAATAGTTTTTTAATAAAATTAAGCACCATAAACCTCCTTGCGTAAACGATCGTTGAGCATATGTGCGATCTCTGCTTGTGACATATTGGGATACTCATGCTGAAGATGCTGGGCAACTTCATAGTTAGCATGCGCACCACGTGCCATAACCATTGACTTACCGATTCCTGAAAAGAAATCAGCGATTGCTTGGGCTATTGAAAAACCCACGTTTATTGCTATTGTTGTCATTTTCGTTTTCCTCGTTTTGACCAATTGTGATTTTACGAGGCTGCTTTTCTTTAGGAAGGACGACTTCTAAGTCGACAGTCAAGATTCCGTCCTGCAGATCTGCTCCGATTACTTCGGTATATTCCGACAGTCTAAACGACTTTTTCCAGTTTCTCGCACTGATACCTTTGTGAACATACTTGTCCGGTTGCCGACGCTGAGGACGGTCACCTTTGATGGTAAGGACATGATCCTTAACTTCAATGTCAATATGATCTTGTTTGAATCCTGCCACTGCTAGTTCTAGACAGAATCTAAACTCATCGTCTTTTACTACGTTGTGTGGGGGATAGGTATCTTTCGCATGCTTGTGAATGTTTTCAAGCTGATCGAAAATGTGGTCGAAACCGATGAACCCACTGCGTGGGTAAACTAATCCAGTCATATGTACCTCCAATGACTTGCAAGGTTAATAAAGAGACCCGATTATTCGGCGTCTCTATTACTATATATAATTTTATTCGTGTTCACCGCCATTGGCACGACCCAATCCACCAAAATACTGTGGTTTGCGTTTAGCAGTTTCAAATGTACCCACAGTTACTACAATGCCTGCAATTAACAGAGCATGGGCAACTGCACTTACACCGAAGACGGTAATTGATCCAAGACTCATAGAAAAAATAATACACCACATCCATGCAAGAAACTGCATGACAACATGTCGTGTCTGTAAGTCTGGAATGTGTCTAAGTGGATTTAATTCATGATTCATAACATGATTCCACGAATTTACTATAAATGTTCTCATAGGATATACTCCCTTTTCAAATGTCACTTTTATAGGATAATTTGCATCAACAATATCTTTAAACTCAATAGCATCGTAAACATTATAGAATGTTTGCACGACCTTTGTATTGCTGAAATAACCTGTTACCCTATACATTATTTACTTCCGATATTATACTTCGGACAAAGTTCCCAATCATTCTTTTCTTTGAATGGGATAATTTTTATTTGTCTCATGGGTGCGAGCGGTTCTATAGCATTTTCTGTTGCTATACTAATCAAACCCCAATCACTCATAAGTTGTGCAATCGTATTACGTCGTGCAACATCATTTTCTTCTAGATTAGATTTCTTTCCGTCTAGTAGAAATAACTCTTTAAAGTGTACAATGAAATATCTACCTTGCTTATGCAAGATATGGCACGATTGAAATAGTTTTTTATCTTTACGGGATGCAACACCAATGCGAGTTAAAGTCTCACGAACTTTTAGAAAATCATCTGGTTCGTTGAGAGATATCTCTAGCATAGAATTAGGTGTCCATTCTACGATTTTATTTTCTTCCACCTTTATAAACCTTCTTCTTCAATTCATTAATCTGATCTGATGTGAGAAGGGATAAGGCAGATTTAGCTTTTTCATTGCTGTAACCATAATATTCCTTAACAACTTCCACTTCACTGACGGTTTCAGGTTTTATCCATTTCGAGAACCGTTTTTTCTTTCGTACTATATTTATAAGAAAGTCAAATTTCAAACGGTTATCAAGGTGGTGGTAGATATTCATTTCATTTGCCATCATAACTGTATCGGGAAAATACGATAAAGATCTGTTGACCATATAAGAGTTGTATGACTTTTCAGCAAGATCATCTACCATGATATCTTTCTTAGTCATATTAATAGCATTTACATATTCAAAGGGATTCATAACCACCATCCAAGTTTAGCACCATTATGTATAATAATCATAAAGCAAGCAACAACATGTAACACCCACCAAAAGGTTCTGATAACAGCAACTATATTTGCATCGGTATCACTGTCACCAACCTTTTGACCTAGATGTCTTGCCCATAAAGTCCATGCTCTACGCAAAACTTTCACAACCCCAATCCTGACCATCACAATGAAGTTGCATTTCTAGAAACATCAATCTCTGAGTAAATTCTTCGGTGTCCACTTTGTTGAGGTGAATAGTATCATAATACACTTGTGGAACAGTCCTATGCCCATTTTCTTTTAAGAATAATTTAGCATCTCTATCATAACTGACATTAACAGTTTCATAGTTTACTCCCCAAGAATCTAATTTATCTTTCATGATTACACAATATGGACAATTATCCTGAGTGTATAGTTTAATTGAATTCGACATTTGCCATTACCTCCGTCATACAGGCAACAACATTCAGTTCGTGGTCAGCAACAAAGGCATTCTTATACTGATAATCGGCAAGAATCAAAACTAACTGCGGAATAGAATGTGGTGCGATTTTATCACTCATGCGATCATACATACCCCTAAAGATAGCACTCGCATCAGTATCTATATTATCAACGACCCATTTACGCATCTTTTTGAAATCTTTATTTTTTAAATTATCAAAAAGATTATTGAAGTTCCCGTCTGCCATATTGACTAGGATGTTTTCATCTATAGAACCGTTGGCGATACCATACCTCTGAAGTTCATTAAGTACACGTCTCCAATCAGGAAAGTGTTTCATAATGATATCAGCAAGCACTTGTTGATTGTGGCAGGTAATACCTTCATCAAGTAAGATCTGCTGACAACGAGTCATAAACTCACCGCATAATGTTGCCTTATCACCATTGTTGAACTCGTACACACCACAACGAGAATGAAGTGGTTCAATGATACGATTTTTGAAATTACATGTAAGGATAAATCTACAGTTGTTAGAAAACTCTTCAATAAAAGCACGAAGTGCTGGTTGAGTAGATTGTGGATTTAAGTAATCTGCCTCGTCCAAGATGACGACTTTCACGCCACCTTGAAGCGAGACAGTACTAGCAAACTGCTTGATCTTACCACGGAGAGTGTCAATATTGCCATCCTCCGAACTGTTGATGACAATATAGTCGAGATCAAGTTCATTGCATATTGCTCGTGCTACAGTAGTCTTACCGAGACCTGCTGATCCAGTGAGAAGCATATTTGGAACTTCTCCCCCATCAACAATTTTCTGAAAAGTGTTTTTCAGTTTTGGTGGAAGAATACAATCAGCAATCTTTCGCGGACGGTATTTTTCAACCCATAAAAATTCATTAGACATTCACAAACTCCATAACAAAACATAATTATATCATAAATCTTTAGGGAAGTAAAGTTTATTCTTCGTCATCTTCCATTGCTGCTTCTTGCTGCATTTCTTCCACAAGGGAAATCACTTGGATCGCTTGATCACGAAGTGTACCAATGGTTGAGAGTTCTTCACCCTTAAAACCACCACGTTGTGTAACAGCATCAACTACTGCTACTGTTGAACGTGAAACCTGATTAGCAAGTTTCATTAGTTCATCTTGATTTTCTGTCGACATTTCTTTATGCTCCAAAGGTTGAGGATTTTTCTAATGCAATCCAATAACGAACGTTCATTTCTTTATGTTTGAATTCTGAGATTAACTTTGAGGAAATGCTTACCTCATAATCACCAGGAATCAATTTTAGATTGCCAATATTAATAACGAAATTAAATTGAGAATCGGTTGGGAACTCACCAGCAGTTTCGATCGAGTAAACATTTGATGTTGAGTTAGCATTATCCACAACGGATAATACGAGTGCACCATCTTTCCCTGTGATGGACATTTCACTATGACCAAGTGTAGATGCAGCACGTTTAATTTTACTGATAGTATCAGCATCAAACGTAAACTGTACATCCGCAGATGGCATGTTGATATCTTTAGTTGGTGAAGTCAAAGTTTCTTCGGGAGAGAAGAAGTATTTAATCTTTGAACGACCACTATGGTCACTTACCGTTACAAACTCATCATCAAACTTGAGGTGTGGTTTATCCATAAGACCAAGCACACCGATAAACTCATTCAAGTCATAGATACCAAATTTGTTAGGAAACTCTTCACCAACAACAGCAGTAGCAACTACATTACGTGCTTCGCTGATTGTTTTAATATTATTACCTTCTTGGACAAGAAGGTTTTGGTTGATACCTGAAAAGTTTTTCAGAATATCAACGGTATTTTCATTCAATTCCATTATATTCTCCGTGGATTCATTTTATATATTATACTATATTTCGTCAAAAAAGTAAAGCACTAAGCAACCATTTTGCTAAAGTTTTTTTCTTTTTTGAACTCAATCTTGCTTTTGAATTTACCGTCAAGGATCTCACCTTTATGGGAAATAACAAATACATTCGTATCATCATCAAGTGTGTATAATATCTTAAGAAGATTATCTACACCTTCATGGTCTAGTGATGAGTCGAATGTTTCATCAAGAATAAGAAGATTAGTTGCTACACTATTCTTCATCTTCGCGATCTGCCGCCAAGTAAACAATAACGCCAAATCTATTCTTTGCTTTTCACCTTCACTGAACGAGTCGTATGTAAACTCATCCCTATGCCGAGAACGGATAGTTTCTTGAAACGATTCGTCTAAGTTGAAGTGTACAAAGAAATCTAGTACCTGCAAATGTTGATTAACGAGTTTATTGATTGCAGGCAAATATTGTTTAATGATTTTAGTTTTGATACCAGTATCCTTGAGCATTTCAGCGACAACCGTATTGTAGTTAAACTGCTCGGAGGAGTTAATCTTTTTCTCTAGCATCTTATCCTTTTCGAGTTTCATTTGCTCGCGGTCAGTTTTCGCTAGAGTCAAATCAGCACCAACATTTTTTTCTAATGAGTTTTGATACTCCGTTATTTGTTTCTGGAGTCCATCGATCTTGACGTTGTTCTGACTGAGTTCAGATACTTTAGATCGAATCTCTCGAAGTATGCTGCTGGTCGACTCAATCTTTTCCTCCACAGTGGTGCCTTCTGAACCGACCTCACGGCTCTGTGATTTGAGCGTCCTTGCTTCTTGCTTCGCATCTTCGAGAATGTCATGTTTATGCGAGTCTGAGATGGTTTGGTCGCATACGGAACATACCTCATTCTCCTCAAAAAACATTGCACGTTTGGCAACTTCCTTTGACCTCGTTTGAAGATCTTGACCTCTGAGCATAAGGGTTTGGCGTTGATCATGTAAAGTCGATAACTCTTCCTCGGTGCTTCGTAGATCTTCTTCGAGACCCACGCTAAGCTCTGAGTTCTTAGTTTGTAGGTCATCGATGTTATTCTGCGACTCTGATATCCTAGATTCATATTCCTTTTTACTTTCCTCAGTCAAAGCAGCGACATCTCGTATATACTTATCTTGAGCATCAATCTTATTGTTTTGTATTTCTATGCTGTAGTTAAGTTCTTTGAGAGTTTCTTTAAGAGTGTTAGTTTTTTCCTTGAGTATGGTGTTCATGGAACTGAATACGTTAATGTCAAGAAGATCCTCAATTACCTCTCGGCGATGACCTCCTTGTAATTGCATAAAAGGAATAAACGAAGATGAACCAAGCACAACTACCTGATGAAAGGTTTTATGATTCAACTTTAAGATATTAGTTTCAAGAATCTTTTGATATTCTTTTGAATGGGAAGATTGGTTTATCATAGTACCATTCTTCCATATCTCAAACACGTTTGGTTTGATACCACGTATCACTTTGAATTTACTTTGTCCTACAGTAAACTCAACTTCTACCACACATGCTTTGTTATTGATAGAATTGATTAGTTGCCTCTTATTGATATTACGATGTGCTCTACCAAACAAAGCAAATGAAATAGCATCAAGCATAGTAGATTTGCCAGCACCATTTTGCCCAACGACAAGCGTGGACTTTTCTTTGATTAGATCTATCTCGGTAAACTTGTCACCAGTAGATAGAAAGTTTTTATAACGAATAGTCTTAAATAAAATCATGCAACTTCTAATGCCTGTGCTTCAGTCATAAGTTCTCTGAACTGACTCTTTATACGTTCTTTATCAAGATCCGTGTCAACTGCGTCTATATAGGTTTCAACGATTTCTGATGTATCATCAAAATTCATTTCCGTATCTTCTACATTCTCACCAAGAAACTCGGTAAAGTTTTCAGCAATTTTAAGTTCGTATATGTCACGGTTTTGAATACGATCAACGAACCGATCAAATACAAACTGATCTTTTTTATTAACAACCACGACCTTAACAAACTTCTTATCAAGATGTTGGAGTTCCATACTATTATACTCTATTTTGCTGTCGTCGTAAAGTATTTTCTCATATAAAGTGTAATTATTTTTTATCTTTTGAACTTCACGAGTTTCGGTATCTACGATATGAAAATATTTGTTATCATGTGCATCGTTCCATGAAAATTCTAGTTGACTTCCAAGATACCATATATTATCCTGCCTTGATGAACAATGGTAATGTCCAGTCATGACCAGTTCAAACTTATCAAAAAGTTTAGGATCTAAACCACCGTGTGACTTAACCCCACGCAAAAGTTCAAACCCATCAAGTTCTAAATGCGCACCCAACCAGTCTGCTTTACACTCACGAATAAATTTCATAGAAGAATCAAAGTTTTCCTGATTAATCCATGGAAGCAACGCCATCTTCAAAGAACCATATTCCATCACCTTTGGTTCCATAATGATGTTGACTTCATTCATGTAATAACCAAGCAGTTCTTTCAAACTGTTGAGGTCGTTTGTATTTTTATAAAACGTATCGTGGTTGCCAGGAATAATATCCATAGACATACCTGCTCTACGCATAGGGTCTAAAAAGTTTTTGCGATTATGGTTAAGTGCCTTGAAGTTTACAAACTTGCGATGATCATAATAATCACCCAGATGCACAATTTGTTTCACACCTTGTTTTTCACACTCAGGAAAAAACACATTATCATAAAAGTCTGCGGCATTTTTCAAAAATATTTCAGACGAGTTCCTAATACCACAATGGGTATCATTCAATATCGCTATCTTCATTTACATAAATTCCGAAAGGTCTGAGTCTACTGTTCTTCTACGTTTTTTCTTTTCTAACTTAACATACTCTTTTATTTCAGTATCTGCAGTTTTAATTTTATCGATTCTATGTCTCAATGTATCAACAAATGCACCAGCAACTTGCTGTGACATGTCATCACCAAGATCATTATCAATGAAGTTCTCAATACCAGATTGAGTTAGATACTTCAACTTTACTTCTTGCTGTTTCTTTTCTTTTGCAATCCTGCGAAGAAAGGCATACCACGTGATCTGAGTAAAATATGCAAAGGCATTTGGTTTACCAGTACGAGTCGCTGCTTCAATATTATAATTTTCGATTGCTTTCAAACAGTTTTCAACTCCGTCCATAACCATCTCTTCGCGATATGTGTAGCGAATAAAATTAGATTTGTGAGACAAACCTTCAGCGATTCGTAAGAAACACCGAGCAATATAGTCAGGTACAGTCGGACGTTTTTGTTTATTTTCTGTTGCTTCATTGACTGTTTTTACATAGTCAACAACTGCCTGTGAGAAGTCTGCATTATTTACATAATGGATACTTGCTCTTTTAGTGCGTGCCATGTTCACTTCCTTTCATTACTATTATATCATATATCCCAATAAAGGTAAAGGAATATATTTTATTCTTAATCAAAAATTTATTTTATTTTAGGGCTTTACTAAACTATAAAAGTATAGTATAATAGAGCTATCGTCGGGAAAAGGGGAATACCCTTTTTTAGTGGTATGTTCCGCCCTTCGGTTTAAATTCAATGATATTACCAGGAGTATCAGAATCAATTATTATTTCTTCTTCTTCCTTAGTTAATTCTAACATTTTATTATGTATCCAGTCCGAAAGTTCTTCTTGGTCCATGCCTTCAATTTCATCGATAAAATCATCAAGCATCAAACTTGCTTTTTTGGTTTCATTTTCTTCAACTTCTTTTATTGCTTTTGCATAATGAATAACCAATGTTTTCGAAGGGAGAGTTTCACATATTATATGCCCAACGTTCATAACAACCAACTCATCTATATTATCTTGAAAGGAAACTAATGGTTTAAAAGAATAATATCTAATTGATGACTCAAAATCTTCTGAAGTAATAATTCGCAGTGCTTTCCTGACAACGATACCATCATCGTCATCACTAGCATCTTCGCGATCTACAACTTCGCAGATAATTTCGTCATTGTTTGTTAACTTGAATTGTTTCAGGTTCATAGATCTACCACTATCTTTTTAGTTTCAAATTGTTCTTTCTCATAAATCTTGGCACGTTCCCAAGCATGAATAAGAGAGAAGTTTTTTCGTTGCCCCCAACTGATATCGTCGGATATATCATAGAGCATAGTTTTCCTATCGCTTTTTCTTAATCCTCTACCGATACTCTGTAGTACACGGATTTGACTTTTACTTGGTGAGGCAAATATGATATTATGTAGGTTCTTAATATTAATCCCTGTAGAGAAAGTTCCTAATGAAGCAACAGTGATTGAGTCTGACATTTTTTCCACAATTCCTCGTATTGCTTCACGGTCGGAGGTAGCGACATCACCAGACACAAAAAATATTTTGCGATTTTCATCTGCTTTATCCCTTATTAAGTTGTACAAAGGTTTCCCATGTTTTTCCACATAATTATATAGTACCAATGTGTTTCCCTTTAAATCGAGGGCAAGGTTTCGTATGAAATTATTTCTTTTCTCATGACTCACTATAAAGTCGATTTCTTCTTGATATGTTTGTTTACCGAAATCCTTTTTAACTTTATCGCCATAGTTCAGTACGATCCTATTGATAGTCAAAGGAGCGAGTGTATTATCGTCTTGTAATTTTTTGGTAGTTGTTACTCTATAGGTTTTACCGAACAATCCTTGGAGTGTAAGTTCGTGCGTCTGCGATCCATCTAATGTACCAGTAGCACCGAAACGATATTCTGCTTCGGTACATTTATTCATGATAGACATCAAAGACTTTGATTTAAAACCATGACACTCATCACCTATGACGCAACCGAACTGTTGAAACCAATCCTTTTGTAGTCTATGTACACTTTGCCAAGTAGTAATAACGCAGGAAGCATTTTGAATATTTTTATCTTTACCAGAATAAATTTTGTGCATAGCACCTTCATTCCAACCATAGTTAATGAAGTCTGCGTGCATCTGTTCAACGAGCGAAGTAGTTGGTACGATAATAAGGACTCTACCTGCTTTAGGATAATTTGTACCACTGGTCAATCTTTGTAACCAATAACGAATAATAGCATATATGATTAAGGATTTTCCTGATCCTGTTGGACTGAGGAGGATTGCTCTTTTTCTCGTGATCGCTTCACCCACGCATCCAAACTGATAGTCCCGAAGATTGAAAGGAAGATTAAGACCGATAAGAAAATGCTTAAGATCGTCGGGTTTAATAATATTTCTGTCATCTGGGGATCCATAATTGTTCGTTTCAGAGTCTAGTATATAGCCGCGATTTTCCGAAAATTCTTTTAAATGGTAAAATAAACCAGCAGGAAGTGTACGATCTCGTAAAGCAAAAAGTCGTATCTTACCATCCCACATCCTATTACGAAATGCAGGCATGAACTTATAACCAGGAACGAAGAAACTGAAAAATTCATTCAGTTCCTGTGCTATACCTGAATCGGAAGTTATCTCAAGATTTGCGTGGTTTAGTTTCCGGACTCGAATTGTTTCCACTTAATTATATTCCCAATCGTTTGGTGACGCCATTTGATATTATCTATAATCTCTGATAACGTCTCTACCAGAGTTTTATAGTATTGTATCTTTTCCTCAGACTTTTGAATCTCAGGATCGGCACCATAATAGTATTCCATTTCGCCTTTAAGGATTTTTAAACCGTCAAATGGGTCGGGATCCCAACCTTTTTCAACGATATCCTCCTGAGACATCTTACCATTATAATATAACCATTTGTCCTTCAGTAGCACCTTTTGAGATGCTTCTGTTCTTTTGAGTTGAAGTTTTGCAGTGGAAAGTAGTTCTAGATATTTTGCGTGCATAGCAGGTGCTTCACGAGAAGCATCATCTAGTTTCATGGGACTGATTACACAATCTTTTGCCCACATTTCATGTACTGTTTTCAAATCAAGCATAATTATATTATATCATATTTTATTATAAAAGTAAAGCTATTTATTATGTAGAAACCGTAAAAGAATTTGATATTGAACCTGCTGTCGAAACCTTCATCAATTCAAAGTAACTGAATCGGAACCCTGCCTGAAAAGTTATATATTCCGCACCAGAAGAAGTTGCTTCAAACGAAATATCTCCTAGAGACGTAGGTATTGCATCCACATATCGCACTTGCTTTGATAAGTTATTATGACTCGATAATATTGAAAGTGTGATATCAGCATGAGGGTTCGTTGTATTACCCCTTTGGGTGTTTTGATTTCCATTCATATCTGTAACCTGTATTCTACGAATCCAGTTATACATTTCAGAATAACTTTCCATATCTTCATCTAATAGGATAGTTGCTGATAATTCATTAATTGTTAATGATTCACCAGGATATGGGATAGATTGTAATCTTCGTATAGGCATTTCAGACGCTGGCATCATAAGACCAGGATGCGTAAAGTTCTGAACAAAGAATTCTAAATTAGGATAATTTGTTCTATCTATCGACAGTTTAAAACTAGTCGGTTGTAAATAATTTATATTTTGAGTTAGTTCTGCCATGATACTATTTATAATGTTTTAAAGTTAAAAAAAGGGCGATCCGAAGATCGCCCCCTTTATTATTGCTTTATTCTTAGCTACCAAGAATATCGTCAACACGCATGATGCGATAGTACTGGTTGGTCTTTGCAGTTGCAAGACCGTTTGATGGTGAACCGCCAACGAATGGGTTTGAGACCATGCCGTAGCGAGTCTTAAATCCGATTTTCGGCTGGAATGTGTTCTCACCAACCGCACGAACCATTGTTAATGGAACGTATGGGCAATAGAACAGACCTGCGTCATATGGGTTTGTACCCTTATAACCGACGTTTACATAGTCTGTTGTTGCATATGGGTCGATGTAAACACGTGTACGACCGTTAAGTACACCAGCGAATGTATTGCCTGTGTCATCAACATTCAGGTTTGTTGACATTGCAGGAGCATAGTCAAGCATACCAGAAGCAGCAAGTGATGATGCAACATCTGATGAACAGATGATGAAGTTACCCTTACCGCGACGTGTTTCCTGTGCGATTGTGTTTGATTCGCGTTCGATCTGCATGATCAAACCCTTGAACTTTTCTACTGACCAGCGACCGTCTGCATCTGTCTGAACATTGAAGATACCGTTGATTGCTGTGTTGTTTGTAGCAGCACCGAGTTTTGCTTGTGAGTTAATTGTACGCACAACTTCACGGTTGATTTCTGCCATGATTTCAGTTGACAGAATGTTTGCTAGTTCTGTTTCTGCATCCAGACCATGAATTGCTTTAAGGTCTTGTGCTAGTTCTAGCGTGTATTCTGCTTTCAGCGCACGTGACTTTGCAGTCACTGTTGCTTTTTCAATGGTGAAACCCATTTCAGCAAACTGCTCGCCACCTGTTACGCCAAGTGCTTCTGCTTCTGCAGTTGAGTACAGATCAAGGTTAGCAAGTGGATCACCCAGTGAGTCAGCAATTGTTGAATCGCCGTCACCGTCTAGTGCAGAACCCATGCCTGATGGATCTGCAGTCATAGCAGTTGTACCTGAATCACCAGAGAAGTTGATGTTTGCTTCGTTGAACAATGCTTCTGCACCGTCTGAAGTGCCTGATTTTGTCTTCTGGAATGTTGACTTCATTGCGAAGATCAGACCAGTTGGACCAGACATTGGCTGCACACCACAGATATCGTATGCCATTAGGTTTGGCATTGCACGACGTACAAGTGCGATAAGAACTGGATTCCAGTTATTTGTCACACCAGATGTTACTGCAGTTGTGTTGTTTGTTTCGTTAAGAAGACCTTCTTCGCGAAGTGCGATTTCCTGGTTTTCTAGGATAGCAGCTGTAACTGCTTTACGATGGTTATCGGTGATTGCGCCTGCTGACTCTTCGTTCAGTACAGGTGCCCACTTTTCCATCAATTGATCGTAGGATACTTGATTACTCATTTTTTTGGACTCCCAAATTATTTCTTATTTGTGCGTTGGATTGCTTGAAGATACTGAGCCATAGATCCAGTAGATTCTACAACGGCATCGCCATCGTCGGACTCTTCTGTAATGTCAGCAGACTCAGATGCTTTTTTGGTAAAGTATGATTCTTTGACAGTTGAAACCTTTTCTGCAAATGTTTCTTCGTCATCAAAATCTACTTCTGCTACCAAATCTTTTAATTTTTCGACTTGTGTTTCTGCAAGACCAGAAGCATGCTCACGGATGATTGCATCACGCTTGTATGTTTCTAATTCTTCCATCATCGAAAGATTCTTTGCGATCGCTTCGTTTGAAGCTGCTTCTAATTCAGCAACTTCTTCAGCGAGTTGGTCAACGAGGTCGACTTTTGACTCAGGCACTTCGATATAAGACTCTACGAACAAATCTTTCAGATTGCCCATAAACTTCTCAGCGATCTCAGTACGCAATCCAGTTTGAACTGCTACCTTGTTATCATCCATCCACTGCTCGACAACGTAGTTAAGATAATTGTCAACTTTTTCAACGAGGTCTGATTTAGTTGATTCAACTTCCTCAGCAAGTTCTTCGTTGTACTTAGTTTCTAACCGATCGATTTCCTCAGATAACTTTGTACGGATAGCAGTTTCAAAAATGATTCCTGCCTTACCCTTAAATTCATCTGAAAGTGTTGCTTCTGACTCGACAAGAGCATTTAGATCTTCTTCGAAATCTGCCTGATACTCAACCAGTTGTGGTTGATCATCTGACTCAACGCTTTCAAGACCAAGACCAGGAGGCATGCTTCCCTCTTTTGGCTTCATGACACTTTGATACATGGATTGAACATCCATTTTCTTAGACGACACCATCATTGATGTCATTGCGTTGATCATTCCTGCCTTCGTTTTAGGCATTGGATCTTGTGTAGTATTGTCTGTCGGGCGATCTTTTGCATCACCTGTTGCATCACCTGCTTTATCAGTCGCAGCGACTGCTTGAGCTGGTGCATTTTTAGGATCGTGACCTGCTTTTTCCATGATTCCGTCATCTGTTACTTCGTCATGGAGTTCAATGTCCTGATCTTCTATTTGATTTTCATCAGTCATTATTGACTCCTTTAATTTGATTTAAGCAACGAGAGGAAATTCTTAAACTCACGAACCTGTGTCTCATAAAGATCGGTGCGAGATGCTTTTTTAATTTCAGTCTCAATTTTTTCAATAGTTTGTGCCTCAATAATGCCGTTGTTCCATACCCACTCTACACCTTCCATAACCCCATTAACGAATGCTGAGGGTGCAGATGGATCCTGTACGATGTCGATTGCATTCAGCATAAAATCTTTCTGAACCTCCATCACGCCATTATTGTTCTTCAAACTTCCCATACCACGAGTCGAAACGCCTAGACCAACACCGCCATCAAGTAAACCTTTTACAATATTACCCATTGGTGTGTCCAATATAGTCGCCTTGCCCACAACATCATTACCCTCAAATTTAAGAGATTCGATCTTGTGGGAAACTTTATCTAAATTTACGGTCGGACCTGCAGGGTGATTCAATTCACCAACTGCTCGACCTTTAGTAACCTGTTCGGTGTTGTACTTACCCAATGCCTTAGACATAGTCTCCATAGGATAAACACGACCGTTTCTATTTTTAACATTTGCTTGAGCGAAAACACCTTCGATAGTGTATTTCTTTTCACCCTTATCATCCGCTTCGGTGACAAACTGTAGATCTTGCTCAAGAAATTCAGAAATAAGTTTCATTTGTTATATACCTTTACAAATTCTTCAGCAGCTTTGACTGCTTCTTTTTCATTCTTATATTTGTCTAGTCTGTCGCCATCAACGTATGCAACAAATCCGGTGGGTTCTTTATAGACCTCAATTTTGATCTTGCCGATCTTTTTACTAGCAACAGATTTTCCCGAAGGTTTTCTTCCTGCTAATTCACGAATTTGTTGAAATGTTTTCATTTATTTACCTTTAACCTTTATTTATAATATTATCATTCTTCAGGATCTAAAGGGAGTTCATCATCATCGGCGTCAAAGATTTCCGACTCTTCTTCAGTTTCTTCTTGTTCTTCATCGTCACCTTCTGTCTCAAGGTCAAGCTCGAGTTGATCACCATCTTCATCCCCCAAGACGTCATCTTCATCATCAGGTTCCCCTCCGTTATAAACTGCGTCAGCCATACGAACTTTCTCTTGATTTAAAACATCATCGAGTTTTGCAGTCATGATTTCACCGAAAGTTTTATTTGCACCATTATAATCTTGATCCAATGCTTGTTGAATCAATTCTCTTGCCATATCACTCATCTTCAATTTCTCCTTGAGGTTCTTCTTCATCCTGTGGTTCTTCATCAGGAACATTTTGCTCAGGTGGTTCTTCATTATCTATTTCACCACTATTTTCTTCATCGTCCATTTGCTTTTTCATTTCTTCTATATCTTCATCAGAAAGCATAAGGACGTTTTTCATTACCCATTCTTTAGAGTAATATTCACCAACATAGTTTGCTGCTTGGTCTAAAGTCTGTAATCTATTAGTTAATATTTCGGCATCACGAAGTTCTGCAAAATGATTATCTTTTTGATAATCAATCGTAATATCATTTTTCCATGATTCCCAATCTTCTTCTGTTATCAAACCTTTTAAAATTAATTGTTTTTTCAAGATACCATAAAAGAGGTGTGAGAATCGAGTACGAAGTCTGTCAATAAACTTTTGGAACTTTAATTCATCACGATTGATTTCAGTAGAACGACCAAGAATACCTGCTGCTGCATCTGGTTCTAATCTACTAATCGGAACATTCAATGAACGATACATTCTCTTTTGAAAATATACGATATCATCAATCTGTCCTAAGTTTTCACCGCCAGGAAGTGTAGTGATTTCAGTACCACGACCACCTTCACGACGAGGCAACCAAAAGTCTTCCAACATTGATTGGTGTTTACGGTCATCACGGATCTCACCAGTTTGAGCGTCGTAAACAAGTTTGTTACGATACTTCGCCATGATGTCTTTCATATACTGCTCGGACTTACCACGAGGCAAGTTACCAACATCAATATAAAAGATACGACGTTCTGGTGCGCGAGATAAACGGTAGATAACCAAAGCATCTTCCATCATACGCAACTGGTTGATAGGTTTCAATGCTTTATGTAAATGCGATACAATCTTTTTACGATCTTCTGATAGTAAACCTGAGGTCACATAACTAACAGAGTCGTTTGTCATTTTAACGCCAGAGGTAGACTGTCCTGGTTTTTCTTGAAATACGAAAAACTCATCAGTGTTCTCTACAACTTTTGCTCCAGTGACTGGATCTTTTTTATATTTTACTTTTTTGACCTTCCGCATCTTAGCAGAATCTATAGGTCTGATTTCTTTGATACCGTCCTTGGGATTATCTTCATCGACTACAAGATGGTGGTATAAACGTCCGTCTACATACCAACGACGGAAAATATCATGCCCCAACTCTTTAAAATTGAGCATGCCATAAATTCCATCAAATTCTTCTTTAATTAGTTTTTTAATTCTATCAGGAACTTTTACCCCATCAAGATTGATGTCTAGGTTTTGTTTAAGTTCGCTTGAGCTAACCGACTCATTGATGATATCTTCGATCGCAGCATCTACTTCAGGATGCATTGCGTTTCCACGATATTTCATTACCAACTGATAATTGTCTTTAGAGTCGTTTCCGTCTAGATTTAAATATTGTCCATAATGTGAACCACTGGCGGTGGTATAACTACCACCTTCGTCATCACGTGCAGGGACGATGGAAGGACGTTCTTTTTCGTCTTCCTTTTTCTTCTTACGACTTATCTGAAAACCAAAGAGACTTAATCCCTCTGATCCTGATCCTGCTTCATCTGCCATTTCAATTCCTTAAACTGTTATTGTGAACGGCAGGGGAGAAAGGACTAAAATCAACCCTGCCGTTCCATAGTTATTTAGGTGGTTGTATCAGACTCATAATACTGATACGACCATGTGCAAGTGAAGTTTTCAATCGCATCATTTGAAGAGAAGTCCAACGCAATTTCTGAAATATTTGCTGGATATGCTCCACGGAAGGTATAGGTCTTGAGAACTACACCAGAACGATCGAGTTGTTCTACTTTGAGATCTGCTTCATATGCGATAGGTGCTTCTAGACCTGTATTCGCACTATGAGCATTGATACCGTTCATCCATCTTTCAAGTGCATTACGAACAGCGAAGTCAGTATCGTTAACGATAGTTGTTGTCCACTGATCAAACGTACGATCCCCTGCCATCTTTAACTGACGACCACGGAATGGTACAACAATCTCACCCATCGCTGAAGCAGGCAAAGATGCTGCAGACACCATAAATGATGTAAGTTCTGCGTCACCGTTTGCATACCCAGGATAGTTAATTGTTACTTGAAAGAGGTTAGGACGAGCACCGCCACCTCTTAGTTTTGCTTTAAAATCATCTACTCCGAGAATTGCCATTTTTTATCTCCTTACACCGTGCCTACGACTTCTTCGAAGTCAACACCAGTTCTAACTGCCACAAAGTTCAATGTGACGTAGTTAATCGACCGAGCAGGCTTAATGAAGATATTTGCAATAAACTCATTACGATCAACGATCGCTGGAGTATTATTAGTTTCGTCACATACTACACGGAAATCCGTAATACCACGACGACCCCTTACTTCACGAAGGACTGGTTCTACAATGTTGACAAACTCTGCACGAGTGAACTCATCGTTGAATTCAAACATAACTTGTTCAGCAGCACGACCAATCGCACGTTCTAGCACCAAGAATAGGCGACGAACGTTGATACGATCAAATGCTGACGGACGACCAAGTTTAGTTTTGTCACCAAACAGTAACACACCCTGACCAGGAATATTAGCGATTGGATTCACCCCTGCTTTATACAACGTATCACGCTGTGATTTTGTTGGTGAATATGATATCGCAGTAATACCAAGATATTGACCACGACGTGAACCTGCAGGAGAGAACCATGGAGCACGATTCAAATCGGTTGCTGCCATGATACCTGCTGTAGATGATGACGCAGGAATATTGATATACTGATCGTTGAACTTATCATAGATCTTCAGATAGTTAGCATCTGTCACAAGATAAGATGAGTTTGTAAACATATTTGCTGTGGTGACAATATTAGTTGTCATTGTAGCAGTGTTTGTTAGGTTTACCATATCTGATCTAGCAGGTGATGCCGCAACAACACAATCTTTACGAAGTGATTGTGCGGTAGTGATCAAATCGTTTACCACAGTTGCTTGATTTTCACGAGAAGCCATACCAGGAGCAATCAAGAAATCAACTTCTACGATATCTTTATCTTCGAAAAGATCAAAACCTGAAAGAAACTCTGAAGTTCCTAATGCAGCTGAATTAGCACCTTTAGTGAACTTATAGTTTGAAGCAGTAGTTAGAGCGGATGGATCAAAATTATCACCATTGTCGATATTTGTTCCTGCACCAGCTGCGCTGAAATCAGAATCAAAACCTGTCATCCAAACATAGTCTGAACGAGTGTTGACTGCATCAATAACATAGTTAGTTGTTCCATCGGTGTTCTTAGCATTTGTACCGACAGACATGAAAGGATATCTTTCTAGTACTGTACCACGTGAACCTGTAAACTCACCACCTGAGTCTACAATAACAACGTGAACTTCGTCATTAAGAGCACCAGCATCTGTTGCGTAATTTGATGTGCCAGGAGCAGTATCAAACTCGTCTTTATATGCCCATGTACTAAACGCAGTTGCGTCTGGTGGGCATATAGAAACTTTAATTCCATTTCCTAATTCGCCAGGATATTTTGCGACAAATGTATGACTTGCTGCTGCTAATGCGGCTTCTTGTCCTAAGAAATCTGTTTCGTTTTTAACGACGGGAGTGCCTAGACCACCGTCAGAATCTGTTGCAAGTTGTCCTGTAGACGAACGAGCGTTTAATGCATCGCTTGTTACTTCTCTTACGACTTGGAGTGATCCTGAGTAGCGTAGGAAATAAGATGCGGAATGCCAATCTATTGTGTTTGCTGAGTCTGGAGATGCAAAGGTATTAGCGAGATTTGTCTCGTTATCAATTAATACTCTTTGTTCAGCAGGTCCCCAGCGAAAGTTCCCTACGATTGCGCCTGTAGTTGACTGAACGTTTGGAACGCCACCAGTCAGATCTATTTCTTTGACGACAACCGCTGGTGAAGCAGACGGTGTTGAAAGTGCCATTTTTATCTTCCTCTGTTAAATTATATGTTCAATAATACGATTTCAGTCAATTTACCTTTATTTATAATATTCTTAAATTAAAGATTAGGGTCAAAAACTACCGTCGTTGCCCAACGATCATCTCTATCCTCTTGTTCTATTTGATTGATATAACTGCTTCCGTCATCTATAATGCCGAATGGAACCATGTCATCATCTATTTCTTTCATCTTTTGTCTGAAGATCATATCTTTTAAATTGATATCAGTCATATCACTAAAATATTGGGTAGAAACAAAATAACCAAACAAAACAAAATTCATAACAAGGTCATCGTGATTACCATCTGATGCCTGATATGATTGACCCCTTGCTTCAAATGTTGATATTTCTAAAATCGTTTGCTCGTCTACTACCTTTATTTTGTTATTTTCTATTAGATCTTTAAAGGCACTGCAACCGAGTCTTTTAGTTTTTCTGTTAATTTCAATACCAATAGCATTTGCTTTTATAGAAGATTCTACATGAACATTTTCATATTCTAAATCATGATATAATCCATTACATACAACACCACCCTGATCATTTGCCTCAATCACGACGTATGCATCATTGTATAATTTCGCATACTTATAAATAAAATTAGGGAAGAGCAATGGCGAGATAGTGTTATTGCGATATACAGCAACCTGTTCAAATGGGCGAACGCTAATATCGATCAAATTAAAAGTAGAATAGTCCTGACCTCTTCCCTTGCTTACATCAACAGTCATTATATAATCATGACCTTTTATGGGTTCTTCATATAATAAAAAATTCCCACCTTCTGATATTTTTTTCGGATTTGTTGCTCTCAATCCTAATAAAGTTTCGGCATTGATAAGTGTATCACCTGTCCCAAAGAATGTATTACCAAACTCTTGATCAAACTGCAACTGTGACGTGTTTGAAATAGTTTGTTTTTTCCATCCATCATCACGTCCAGGAACGTCCCACCAGTCAACACGAAACGATTTGAATTCGTTTACGTTTTGTACAGCACCTTCCCATATTTTATGGAATTGATTACCAATACCATTAGCAGTTGAGGTGATAATAACTTTAGTGTCTTTACCTGATGATACAACGGGATATGTAGAAGTGTAAAACTCTGCAGCACGTTCTACGAAAGCAAACTCATCCAAGTATAGAAGATTAACTGACATACCACGAATAGAGCTACCACTTGTTGCAGCCGCAAGGATCCGTGAGTTATTACTAAATTCCAAAGAACCTTTATTGAGTGCTTTGGATCCTGGTTGAAGAAAGAACGGGATATTTTCCAACATGAGCGTAATACGCGATAACATTTCTCTCGCAGTGGCACCTTTGTTAGCGAGGATTGCGACCGTTTTTTCAGAGTGGAATAGTGTGTACCAGAGGAGGTACGCGCAGGCGGATATTGACTTGCCAGATTGACGACATGCGAGAACAACATTAAAACGATTCTCCTCAAATTGGGTGAACATATTTTTTTGATAATCATATAATTTAAAAGGAACAAGACCCGAATCAAGTGCAATTACTTTTACATATTCCTCACAAAAATATGCTGGGTCTTTCATGCATCTCTTATATTCCTTGAGTAAATCAGGTGTCCATTGTTGAAGAACACCGTCACGTTTTACATTAGGATTCCCGAGATACGATTCTTTCTGGTTCAACATCTATAGCATCATCTTCTTGTAAAAGTTTTTGAATGTCAGCAGTAGATCCAAGGAAATAATTATTCTGCTGATTTTCGACTTGTTTCACGTCTTCGCTTTTGTTTATATCTTTTTGTTTTTTATTCAGATCCATCAATTTATCATTGACGTCTGATATATTTTTTATCATACCTGATAGCACTTCATAAGCACGAGGATGTTCACTTTCACGCGCAACCTCTACCATCATCTCAAGAGACTCTTTACCTTTTTCAATTAATTCGTAGTAAGTGTCCCGAGAATAATCGTAATCATTTTTTACATTACTATCTTCACTCATAATAAATTAGAAACCTCCACCACCTGATGATGGCGCTACTCCAAATGACACAATTTTGAAGTCTCCATTAGCACTATCTTTAACAGCAAGGCAAGCAGAACCGTTATCCCCATCATTTAAGAATATTACTGTTCCCGCACCGAACTGATTATATGTCGCACTATCTGCAGCATTGAATGCTTGTAAAACTGGTGATGCTGGTGCTGTTTGAACAATATTAGTTACATATGCTGAATCAATCAGATTGATTGTTGCAGCAGAATCTAAACCCACATCTGTTTGTCTTGCTTGTACATATGCTGAATCTATTAACGCTTCGACTTGAGGAGCACCCAAAAGCACTCTATTTGACAACTCATCAAAGTTGTTATCCATTTCTGCATGCGTTAATGTAGAACCTTTAGATGACCTTAGTATGATAGTCATTTCTTATCTCCTGTTATGATAGACCACTATCATATGTTAAATCTATATCTGTGGTGAAACCAAAGTCACTATCATCCAACCCTATCGTAGCAGTTGGGTTTGGAGTAACCGTAATTGTTTCAATCTTTACGTCAGAATCTTGACCAGCACCTTGATCCATTAAGAATACATCTGCTATAGAAGAACGAATAATACCACCAGAAGAAATATTACCATAAAACGAAACTTTCATTTGAAAATCTAAAGTGTATATAATAGTTCTTCGAGTAGATAGGTCTCCATCAAAATCGTCAGAGAAAGAAACACCTTGTATAATAATTGGAATATCTTCAGTAAAATTTGGATATTCAGTAGAAAATGGTTTGATCGTTAGTGTGTACTGCGGATTAAAAGTTGGTAAAATCTGTTCTACAAGTTGCAAAGCATCATCTTGATTCTTCGCCATAATGTTCAACTGAAATCCAATTTCGTAAGGAACAGGTGAATAAAACTTTTGTCTATCGTTGCTAGTTAATCCGAGTGCTTTAAAATTACTTACTTTCGTCAATTGACGAGTGTTGTCATATGCTATGCTAGTAATCTCAAACGACATTCTAGGAAGTTTAAGAGCAACCTGAGAATTTTCTAATAGGTCTGGATTTGTACGGATTCTATCAAGATACTTCTGTCTTGGCGCATATGCCAAAGGAACTTTTTGCTGATTTAAAACCGTTCCATTAGAATCTAATCTAACGACATAAAGGTTATTAAACAATCTACCAAATATAGAAACTGTTTTCCGGATCTTTTCATGATAATAGTATGTACCAAACATTATTGATTCTCCGGATCACCAAAAGGATTGTTTTCAGTAAAGTCGATAAAATCATCTACATATTGTTTTGTGAATTCATCGTTTTGCTCTGTAGCAGATATATTATTTATTTCACTGACCGCATTCGCTGATAATCCTGTAACTGCTCCGAGCGTGTTATTTATAATATCGGCATCAACGACAAATGTATGGAACTTACCATCGTCAGCACCAACATTTGATAGGAATAAGTGAACGCTTGAATCACCGGAAGAATCTAGTTGTATTCTTTGTATTTCACCACTCATCTTCACGCCACCAGCGATAGTCTGACCAACGCTGTCACCAATACTGTAAGCACTATCAATAGCAGATCCACCGATAAACTGAATCGTGATTGCAGAGTCAGTTGTATAAGTCCCACTATCTGTAAGGGTGATACTTGTTACCGCACCGCCACTGACTGTCGCGGTTGCATTAGCAGAGTCAGAAGTTGTGCCACCAATAAATGCAATCGTAGGAGGAGTTGTATAATAAGTTCCACCCTGAGTTAGACTTATAGAAGCGACCCCATTGCTATCTTGTATCAGTGAAGCAGTTGCTTTCTTTGGCGCAGCAAGTGATACTTTATAAAGATATGAGAAGTTCTTTTCGATATCTTGAATATCATCAATTTGATTATCGAAGTCTTCGCCAGTGTATTCAAATAAAGTACAACGCATTTTATAGACTGGTAAATTTTCAATCTGATAAAAAGGTTGTTCATGTTCTACATGCCTGATCTCAAACATTTTATTTGTTAAAGGCATCCAAATTAAATCACCTTCGGCAGGACGATCTATAGTAATACCGCTAGTTGTCATTCTACGGACTTGGGTTTCAAATCTAGACTTAGAAACAACCAGAGTAACTTCGTCACGTATCTCTACACCAAAACGAGTGAAGAGATCACCCTCTCCATCAAAACCTTCGGCATTATCAATATACATTTCAATTTTATGGGAAGAAGAAAATTTAGAAGTAGGATCATCACCAAGTAACGTATCTTCATTAACGATATGTCTTGGTAGATAGTACAGGTCTTGCCCATATATCTTCAGTGCCTCTATGACTAGATCTTCATAGAGATTCATTTCAGATCTTACTTTTTCTGAAAAGTAAAAATTTCTCGCCATAAAATTATCCTAAGAAGAAATCAGGTGGCATTTCAAACTCTAACCTAATTCTTTCTCTTAGTTGTTGAATTTCAGTTGTAGCATCGTCATAAATTTGACGACCATTAAATGTTACTCCACCAGGAAGTTGGACACCTTCAAATTTGATTAAGTTAGCACCCCACTGTTGTTTGATCAGTGCGGTTGTGTATTCCTTTAACCATAAGTCGTTATAAATTGAAGTATGTTCATCTGGATCTATAATCGTATAAATCTCTGCGATGATATATTCACCTGCTTTAACATCACCATCTTTAAAATCACCGAATACATGTAGTCTGTCCTGATGCCGCGAAAACTGAACTTGTGGCGTTCCGTTTAATTTTACGTCTAATAAAGATAAGTATTGTTGCATCTGCTCATAATATGCTAAATCCCCTGCGAAGTTTTGCAGGTCAGCAATATCATTAAGCATCATTTGATATTTTATATCGAAAAAATTAAAAGAAGAATTAAAAGAAGATGATATAGGAAACATCTTAGTTACTGTGAGAACATTACTAGAAAGGGGGATATATTCGTTTGCAACATCTGTAGAAGTAACGAGGTGTTTCAAATATGTGCGGACGGTAGCATCTACATGATACTCTTGATAATATTGTAATGCTTCATCAACGCGATCTTCTATCTGATCATCGTCTACATTTATTTCGATAACAGGATCACCTAATCTTCGCTTACAGTAATCTATTAAATCTTGTCTAGATGATGGAACTGCCATAAAATAGTCTCCAAGTTAAAAAGTCTTTTGACTATTTATATGTTTCTATACTTCAAACTCTGATGTATGATACCAACCAGAACCATCAGATATGTATAAACGATTATTTGAACTTACATATGCTTGCTGACCGACTTGAAGAGAAGTAATCGGCAAAGAATCAAGAGTAGAAAGAAATGATAATGATTGTCCAACAACTCCGTCAACATATGCTGAATCAACACCAACATTTGATGCCTCATTAAGAAGTCTTTTATTTTCAGTATTAGAGATCTCAGTATTACTGAGCATATCTGCTATGTCACGCGATCTTCCCATTGCCTTATCCTAAACTATCTACCATTACACGACCATACCAAACTGAACCGTTTGAAATATAGTATTTATTTGAGTCAGCAACAAATGCTTCATCTCCCGCTGTTAGTGATGATGTTGGTAATGAATCAACTGTTTCAAAAAAAGACAACCCAGAAGCACTTGCCAGTGCCGTTATATAACTCGAATCTTGTATAAATCCATTATCATCAATTGTGAGGATACGATCATTATTCGAGTTGGTAATTTCTGTCTTACCCAATATTGCCGCGATGTCTCTTGTTCTACCCATTATGTTTTCTTCTGTAAAAATTTGCCTGCAGTGAATCCAGTATTATCATCCACTGTAATTTTAGTGCCATTTTTCCAAACGTATGATCCTACAACAGATGTTCCTATATCAACCTCAGTCCCGTCACCTGCTGGACTTGGATCTAATTCTAATTGAGTATAAGCATCAGATGATCGCGTGTATATTGGATAGGTGGCAGCACCGTTTGCAGAACCGCTAGCGTTATTTGTACTTGACCATTCAGAATAACTTGGTCTTAAATCTGTACCATAACCAGAAGTGACAAAATTATGATTGCTGTTAAAGAGGGGATAATCTGGCGATATTATATGAACTTCGTTGCATAGATTTGCATTACGAGTATACATTGGAATATTTTGATTTATTCCGTTTGCGTATGTTGATGTTTGAAGCGTTGTACCCCACATAGTATTTTGGTTATATCCCATGTTCCCAGATATAATAATTCCTGTTTGATAACGATTTGCTCTTACTCCAAAATATAAACTATTATTTGCTCCAGACCACATACTTACAGTGCCTCCACCATATGATGTAGTCATATTAAAAGGCGATGCGTTTCCATAATTACTAAAATAACATACCGCTAAGATTGTAAAGAATTTACCTTCATAAACCTCTTGATTTGTTGGTTGATTATATCCAGAATTTTCTCCAATGTGAAGTACACCGCCAGCTTGGAAATTGCTTGATTGGTTGCCATCCAATACAAAAGATGTTTGCATACTCGTGCCGCCGCCAAAATAGCTTGTGTTATTTGCTCTAATGGTCACATTTCTATAATTCCAGTTAGATTGCCAACTTGGTATTGGCCAATTATAATTTGCTCCCTGATTTCCACTGGTTAATCCATCAACCTTCATTGTAATAAAATGATCTGAACCAGATTTTTTACCATCAGCATATGGAGAAAAGGTTTTAAAACTATTCCCTGAATGATACATAGGGATAGTTCCTTTTCTAGTGGAACCACCATTTGTTGTTAACGTATATTGTGTACAGACCACTCCTGAATAACTTCTGTAATAACTACCTCCTACAGCACCGTGAACACGCATAGCACTTAAATTGTTTGCTCCCGAGTTTGCCGCCCATGTTGCGGGTTGTTCACTCAAGTGCGCTATGGTTTGACCACCAGAAGAATTTCCAGTTCTAAAATAAGATGCAGTTGTTGTTTCACTGCTCGTTCCTGACCATATCCATCCGATATAACTGCTATCGATAGTGCCAGTTGGAATTGCAACTTTTCCTGCACCAACGTCAACACCCGTCGTATTACCAGCAGATGTTCTACTTTGTTGGGTATTATCTAAGAATGTAGCACTTGCAACAGTTGCTTCAATAGAAGATGCAGAGTCAGATAAAGTATCACCACTCCCCAACGAAAAAGTACCGCCAGCAAGATCACTATCTGCATTTATTATAGTAGAACCAGATAAACTGATAATTTGTGATAATGGTTCTAATACAAACCCCTTATCAATCGTAAAACTTTTTACAGATGTAGATAAATTCACTTGATCATTTGCACTAAATGTAATCGTAAATGATGTTGCGTCATTTGTGGAGTCAGGACTCATTGCAATAGCAATAACACTTGAGTCGCGTGAAAAAGTTGCTATAGCACTATCGGTAATATTTGGGGGCGAAAGAACAGCATTAAACGAAATAATATCAGGATTTTCAAAACTATCTGTTACTTGAATAGTCATTGTTAAACTTTGACTATCAGTTAGAACACTGTCGTAGTTTGCAATATTAATTGTTGGAGGAATATTGATAAGAAGAGAATTATGCCAAGAACTATCTGCTACATAAAAACGATTGTTACTTGTCACCCATGCGCGATCACCGTCACTTGGACTTGCAGGTAAAAGACCAACAGAATCATAAACTATTGTCCCACCTGCGCCAGCTAAAGTGCTAACAACTGCTGGAGTAATAGTTGTAACAGCACTGCTATCAAATGCTAAAGTTTTATTTGTTGTGTTTAAACTTTCGGTCTTACCAAGGAATGCTGCGATATCTCTTACTTTGGTCATGGATTAACTCCATGATTCTGGATCAGCAGCAGCACCGCCACCACCACCACCGCCAGCAGCTATAGCATTTGAGTCAAACCCAATAGGAAAGACTTCAGGGTTGGTTGGAGTTATAGTGACGATATTTCCTGGATATGG